CAACTTATGCAGATATAACTCTTGCAATATTATCGAGTCACAATAACACAACTCAAAAAATTAGATACAAAGATTGTTTACCTACTGGTTTAGGTGCTATAAACTTTGTTACTACGACTGGTTCAGTAACGTACTTAACTTTTGATGCTACGTTTAGATTTAGTCAATTTGAGATAATCGCACAAACCTAATATGAAAATAATAAAAACTCAAACTCCAAAAAACATAGTCGAATATAACGGAGAGGAATATCCTGCAAACTTAGACCCAACAGATGTTGTTGAAATTTTTCAAACACCTTTAACTGGTTCTTATAACTGGGATTATACTGTTCAAGATAATCGTATTAAAAAACTATATGAATTAGGTAAAGAACTTAATTGGAATGTAGAAGTCGATGTTGACTGGTCACCAGAATTAAATGATACAATGCCAGATGGTGAGTTCGAACATAAAGATGCTCAGTGGATAAATCACCCACAATATAAAACTTGGGATAGAATGAGACGTGAAGAGTTTTTTAACGATTTAGATAGTTGGGGAACAAGTCAGTTTCTTCATGGCGAACAGGGCGCATTATTAGTTGCAAGTCAATTAACATCATGTGCGCCAACATTTAATGCAAAACTATATGCGGCCTCTCAAACTTTTGATGAAGCAAGACACGTTGAAGCATTTAATAAGTATATTCAAACAAGATTAGGAAAAAGATGGCCAGTTGGTAGAGCATTAAAAGGTTTACTAGATAAAATACTTACTGACCCTAGATGGGATTTAAAATTTATCGGTATGCAAGTAATTATTGAAGGTCTTGCACTAGCGGCCTTTCAAGCGGCAAAAGAAGGTACTAATGACCCAGTTTATAAACAAATGTTAGAATATATTATAAGAGACGAAGCAAGACACGTTACTTTTGGTATAAATTATTTGACTGATTTTGTGCAAACACTTTCAGAAGAAGAACAAATGGATAGAGCAAAGTTTGCCTTAGAGGCATGTACTGTCAGCAGAAACAGATTAAAAGCATATGAAGTATGGAATAAATATGGTCTAAATATAGAAGAGACAGAAGAGTATGAAAAAGGTCATGTATTTCAAACTCAGTTTCAAGATGTATTATTCAGTAGAATAATGCCGAATCTTAAAAAGATAGGACTATTACGAGAAGAACTTACGCCTGAATATGAGAAACTAGGTGTTATGGGTTATGCAGAAGGTGATAGTGATTATGAAACAAGTTGGGAAGAACTTAGTAAACCATTGAAGGAGGCAGTATGACAAGTTAAATAATTGATGTGTTAATTAAACAATGCGAAGCGGGCATTGAAAGACATAAAATGAATGTAAGAGTGCTAACTGAAAAAAGAGTTGGTCTTGCAGAACATGGTGATTTAATAGTGACTATTGAAGAAGAACTAGACAAGATTGCACACTACGAAGATAGACTAGAAGTACTAAAAAAACACTTTACATAATCTGCCTAATACTGTATAATAGGCAGTTTATAGGAAATATATTATGGTAAATTTAGAATCAATACTTGCAGAGTGGAAAGAAGATTCACAGATATCAAAAAATCAATTAGATGAAGTATCTAGAATCACACCTGCATTGCACTCAAAATATCTAGAGTATCTTTCACTTACTAAACTCAGATTAAAAAGAGCAGAGTTTGACCAGAAAAATCTGTTAAAAGAAAAATGGTTATATTACGAAGGTAAAATGCCACAAGAAGATATAGAGAAAAGAGGTTGGAAAGCAGACCCATATGATGGACTTGTTATCACAACAAAAGGTCAGAAAGAAAATTGGTATGATACTGATAAAGAGATTCAAGATTCTGAATTAAAGTTGCAATATTTACAGACAACTATTGAAACACTAACTGAAATAGTAAACAATCTTACATGGCGACATCAAACGATATCGAACATGATTAAGTGGAGACAATTCGAAACTGGAATATAATGCGACCTGCAAATACTATAGAGATTGGTCTCAAAGACCATTCGATGATGTTGATAGATGCCGAAGGGCATCAACTCAAAGAATTATCTGAATACTTTTCATTCTTTGTCCCTGGGCATAGATATATGCCAGCATTTAAACGTAGAGTCTGGGATGGCAAAATAAGATTATTTAATCAAATGACACGTGAGTTAAATGTCGGTCTATATCCACATATAAAGAAGTTTGCTCTAGACAGAATGTACCCAATTCAACTTGTCGATAATGACGAGTATGGACACCCCGAAGTAAAAAATAAAATACAACACAAGTCTTTAATAAAGTATCTTGATAGTTTAGATGCGCCATTTGAAATAAGAGATTATCAGTACGATGCAATATCGCATGGTATAGAAAACAAAAGATGTTTATTATTATCGCCAACTGGTAGTGGTAAATCATTTATTATTTACAATTTATTACGTTGGTACTATGATAATCACGACAAGAAAATGTTAGTTATTGTTCCGACAACAAGTTTAGTAGAGCAATTATATAAAGACTTCTATGAATATGGGTTTGATGTTGACAATGAAGTGCATCGTATTTATTCTGGTAAAGATAAAGTGACTGACAAACGTATTATCATTTCTACGTGGCAATCTATCTATCGACTTAAGTTTGATTGGTTCGAACAGTTTGGTGCAGTCTTTGGTGATGAAGTGCATTTATTTAAAGCAAAATCATTAACTGGTGTAATGAACAAATGTAAGAATGCAGAATATCGTTTTGGTACTACGGGTACACTGGACGGTACAGAAACAAATAAATTAGTATTAGAAGGATTGTTTGGTCTAACTCATAAAGTAATCGCAACACGTGATTTACAGGTACGTGGTACTCTTGCTGGTTTAGATATTAACGTTCTATTGTTAAGATATCATAATGACGTATGCCACATGATGAAAGGCAAGACATATGCAGAAGAAGTAGATTATATTGTACGCCACGAAAAACGAAATAACTTTATTAAGAATATGACACTAGATTTAAAAGGCAATACTTTAGTTTTATTTCAGTTTGTCGAAAAACATGGTAAAGAACTTTTCGAAATAATAAAGAAAGATGCAGACAAAGACCGAAAAGTTTTTTACGTATCTGGTGAAGTAGATGCAAAAGACAGAGAACAAATAAGAGGTATAGTTGAAACACAAAAGAATGCGATTATTGTTGCATCATTAGGTACATTTAGTACAGGTATTAATATAAAGAATCTCCACAACATTGTTTTTGCATCGCCTAGCAAGAGTCAGATAAAAGTATTACAGTCGATTGGTCGTGGTTTGCGACAATCAGACGATGGCAGTAATACAACTTTGTATGATATAGCAGACGATATGCATGTGAAGTCACATAAAAACTTTACATTGAGACATAGTGGAGAAAGAATAAAGATATATGCGAAAGAACAATTTCCATATAAAATTATTCCTATCAATTTAAAAGGTGATAAATAGTATTATGGAAGTAAAACATTTTAAGTTAGACACAGGAGAAGAACTTTTGTGCGAAGTGGTAGAATGGCATGATGAAGAAGGGTTTGAAGACGAAATAATAATTCGTAAAGCGGCCAAATTAGTTTACACTAAAACAACAACTGGTATACCTTTTTATTCACTACGCCCATGGATGGTGTATCAAGAAAACCTTTCAGATGTTATGACGTTAGACAGAAATCATATTGTCGGTATGGCAACGCCTCCAGATTATTTAATTATACAATGGGAAGATGCTATTCTAGATATGCAAGAACTTCATAATCAAAGACAGAAAGAAACATTTGCAAAAATGAAAAATTTTTATGAAAAAGCAAAAGATAAACCTGTATCAGAATTGATTGGAGATTTATTAGATAATATAAAAGAAAGTATACCGAAAGAAGAGTATGAAGATAATGTGATTGAATTATTTCCTAAAAAAGATGGTGATGATTCAGATACAATTCATTGAGTATTCAGCGCCCCGGCGACCTTTAAAGATTATACCACACAAAACATAAATTGTCAACCATTAATTTAAAGATTGACTAAATATGTAACATAGAGTATAATATGGAGAAATGAAAATGACAAAAGCGAGTGAAAAACCACATTACGTAAACAACAAAGAGTTTTCGTTAGCAGTAGTAGATTATTGTGAGAAAGCAGAGAAGGCAAAAAAACAGAAATCAAAAAAAGTGCCAATCGTACCTGACTACATTGCAGAATGTTTTTTAAAAATAGCAGAAGGGTTGTCACATAAATCAAACTTTATAAGATATACGTATCGTGAAGAAATGGTCATGGACGCCGTAGAAAATTGTTTAAAAGCAATTAAAAACTATGATATTAAAACTGCAACAAGAACTGGTACACCAAATGCATTTGCATATTTTACTCAGATATCTTGGTATGCATTCTTACGTAGAATCGAAAAAGAAAAGAAACAACAAGACATTAAATTAAAATACATCGCCAATGTTGGTATAGATGATTTAGTTGACACACAAGATGGTGATATTAATCCAGACGAATCTACTGCATTTATAGACAATCTACGTTCAAGAATCGATGGTGTTAGAGCAAACGATTTATATTGGAAAGATATTGTTACAGAAGAGAAAAAGAAGACAAGAAAGAGACGTGCAGTAAACGTTGATTCAGATTTAAAAGATTTCTTAAAGTAGGTATACAGAACCCCCGGATAAGTCTCTAGTCTATAGTATATATACGAACTAAGTTTTTCAGAACTGAACTGACACGCCACATCCACATGACGATACTTCTTTAGGGTTTATTATCTTAAAATACTCGTTGATTCCGTCAACAACCCAATCTAAAGTAGAACCTTCTAGATATGGCAATGATACTGCATCTACTACT